AATCTCTGTTAAAAAGCCATTCCATAATACGTCTCCTTTGTGTCTCCCTACCAAGCCTACCCCCCCCTACTGGTCTGCTATGGTGTCCTCGATTCTCTCTTTGGCTATCTTGAAGTACTTGGGGTCGATTTCACAGCCGATAAAGTTCCGTCCCAGCTGTTTACAAGCAATTCCGGTTGTGCCGATTCCCATAAACGGATCAATTACATATTCACCTTTTTTACTGGAATTTTCTACCAATATACGCATCAAGTCAACTGGTTTCTGAGTATCATGCAAGTTCTGTCCATCAATCCCTTTCAGCTTTTTGTTTGGAATCGTAAGTACATCGCTCGTCCCACAGTTATTGATCTTCTTTGCTGGGCCTTTACGGAAGAACAGAATATACTCGAACTGGGACATATAATAACAGCCCATCACTTTATTATCCTTTACCCAGATGAGGCTCTTTATGAAATGGAAACCTGCGTCTGTGAATGTGTTGAGCATATTTTGTAGATTAAGGTGGTTGGTCATAATGTAACAATGACTGCCCTCTTTAAGTACCCGATAAAATTCCGGTGCGTAGGTCTTGCAGTCTATGGAGTTGTATTCAAAGACCTTACCCGATTTATTTATTTCTTTTTGTAACATTCCTCCAGAGTTACCTGCACAGCCCCTTGTAGTAGTCTGATATGGAACATCAGTAGCAATCAGATCCATAGAGTTGTCTGGGAGCGACCGTAATAGCTTCATGCAGTCCATATTATACAAAAACGTGCGAGTCTCCATTTCCATTCCATCTCCTTCCTGTGCTTTATAAGTCAAATTGGTTAAGTTTATCTGTGGCTAGGTTCGTGTCACCACTTCCCCGTCTCATATTCTTGGTAATTTCTCTTTGTGGTATTTTATAGAACGAAATTAACCTGTATAACATCTTAAAGTCTGTGTTCCATATTTTATCTAGCATTTTATCAGACATTCCCTCATCTGCACAAGCGGCCACAACTTGCTCTGTCCAGTCGCTGTTGCTGCTCGGATCGTTTCCCGAGTAGAGCTGCCAAAATAACACACTCATATAATCTTTCCAGTATCGTGAGGTTTTTTCCCAAGATACGTCCCCGAATCCAGCCACTCCTTTTATGTTATCGGAGCTATCACCAACGAACATTTTATAAAGCAGAACCCATTTCGGATCTACTTTTGGTTCAGCTAGCGTGGTTACATTTGGTAGGACTCTTAATTGTGTGAGGTCTTTATCTGTACTAATTATCACTACATCACCGTTTATATCAGTCGGGCGTGTTCCTGGTATCTGGCTCATCTCGGAATAGAACACTGCAAGATTAGCTATTACGTCGTCTGCTTCATATTCCGGTATTTCGATCATATTAACTGTTCTGGGAGCGTCTATTAACAGCTCCTTAAAGAAATTCAGGCCATCAAAGAATGACTGGTCTGCTGGCTTTCTTTTTGCTTTATACTCTGGGTAAATCGCTCTTCTCTTAGCCCTTGAATTATACCCATCAAATACAAATATCTGTCTGGAAGTGGTATCCGTAACCGTTTCATACCAAAGATTAGCTATGGAAGCACCCCCTAACGATTCTTCCATCTTAACACGAATCCAGTTATTACCATCGATTATCTTTACAGTCATTGCTCCAAGTCCCCTAAGCAGTCCCAAGCCAATTATACAAGCAGTCCCAAGTCCAATGTAATGTGATGTACGCAAGAGGGGAGCCAACCACACGAGTTAGCTCCCCCTCTCTCACTTATGCAGAAAGCAAGCCTAATTGAATGGCTGTTTCCGGTGCTACATACTCGAAGTTAAGGATAGCCCATTGGTTAGAGCCTTTCTTAACATCCTCACGAACGATCTTTACATATACATGACCGTCGTGGTTTGGTAATGACTGCCAGAAACGAACCCAATTCGTCCAGTTTGTTGTAGCAGTGGTGTGACCTAAGCGTGTGCCGGCCGGAGCTATCAACTGTCCATCATAGCTAACCAAATCTTTAGCTACGGTAACAGTAAAGTCAGCACAGCTATAAGGACGAGCATTCGGATCTCTACGTTTGATTTCCGTAATAGCATTCATCCAAGTATCACCAGTTTCTACGCAAGTTCTACCGTCCAATGAAGACAGATATTTAACCGGATTGCCCCCTTTAATTGACTGTTTTACACGAACATCAGAGAAATTCAGAATACCATAAATTTCTTTGTTAGCAATCATCTCACCACCAACACTGGTTACCTGATGTTTAACTTTCAGATATTTGTCAGCGGAGAAACTTTGGGAGATAAGATCGTCCATTGTGTAAAAACCTGTTGACGGAGTTGGGATTGAAATTGTCTCAGGTTTTGCAACAGCCGGTACGGAGGCCGCAGTAACTGGTACGGAGGCCGCAACTTCTGTCGGGGTCGGTTCTGCTACTGATTGAGCTGCTAAGTTTTGGGAGAGTTTTAGAGCTTTATACATTTCGAAGTCAGCCTGATCTTCTGGAGCACAAGGCTGATTGTTTGCAATTAAGTTATCGAAATTAGCTACTTTTTCTGCTGTGAACATATTAAATTCCTTTCATTTTGTTCATTTTGTTACGTTATTGCCAGCTATAGGAGTTGCACCTACGAACACTGGTGCTGGCATAAAATGGGACAGATACCTGATGTCTGCCCCATAGACTTGGACGACTTCCTGTATAGCTCATAATTTTACGGTTGTCAATACCTTTTTTAATGATTTGTTAAGAACTCCACTGGTTGGGGTTGGGTTGTGGTGTTTCCTCTTAGCTTTCTCTTCCAATATTTCTGCTACGATTGCTCCGGCGATTTCCCATGACGTGTAACCAATATTACCAGTCTGTTCTATAAGCTGTCTGTTATCGGTTATATGGCTCTGGATAATCAGCTTAAGCTTTTCTTCATTTACTACTATTTCGGACATATTCCCTCTCTATTGCTTTGTATCTGTTAGCGGCGTTGTCTATCTGTTAGCGGCGTTGGTTCTCGTTGTGGATAATTCGCTGTAGTTCTTCGGGGCTCAACCGTTTACCTGTCAATGGGTGCGTCCTATCTGATAACCACAACTCTTCATAAGCGTCGTGGTAAGCTTTTATCCTTGCCAGTGTTTCTTGCCTTTTACGTTCAGCTTCGTCACTGGAATTGGCTTTGGAGTTCTCGCTGGATTCTCGGTCGGGGTTGCTGCTTGCCTCCTCACTTCTCCTTCCACGTTGCTCCTCACTTCTACACTGGGCTTCGTTGTCTAAAGCTGCTACTGGTTGCCATTCCATTTCTATCTCCTTTTTCTGTGTCCCTTTTTTTCTGTTTTCTGTGCCCTTTTAGGTGTTCCTTTTAGGTGGCTGGGAGGGGTTACACAAGATGAATAAAAAAGCCCCTCCCATAAGGCGAAAAGAACAGTAGGATTGGATTAGGTAACTGTTCTTTTCATCGGCGGAGAGAATAACAGTTCAAGGCAGTCATCCTCACCACAAACAAATGCTATCCTAACTTTTACTATTAGTCAAGAACTTTCGTACTGTTTTCGCAGTAGCTCCCTGATAACACAAGTATAAGTATAACCAGTTCTATAAAGAGCTCAACACAGGATAAGAAAGCAACAAAGTCTCTTGAAAATTTGACTTTCCACCCGTAAATTGCCCACCAATAAACAAGTACAATAAGCATCTTAATCCTCCAACGCTAACATTATCTGATACATCTGGTCGTATGTGCGGTTTGAATTTTTATATACTCCATTTGTAGGGTCTTCTTCGTCAGATTCGGCAACAAATAAACCACTCTCGTAGAATATTAACCCATCTTTTTTTATCCATTCGGTAACAAATGTGGTACGCCCAAATTGTTGGTATCCAAGTTGTTGTGCCTTTTCTTTTAATTCTTCCCAAGTCATTTTATTTCTCCGTTAATGCTGTTATAATTGCGTCCATTTGGTCAGGTGTGCGGTCTTTTGCAAGTGTTATGTAGTAGATGTCATTCTTAGCATGGTAACAGACATCTACTTCACCGTTAACCTCACATACTAGCCTTGTTGCTTTATCAATAACAAAAGAAAGTACATCGGTCTTGCCTTCCTTTTCAACATCATGCCACTGAATACTATCTGCAGCATGTTTCTCTACTAATTCTTCCCAAGTCATTGCTTTTTCTCCGTTAATGTCGTTATAATTGCGTCCATTATTTGCGTGCGGTCGAAAGCAGGTGGTGGGCTTTTTCTCATATCATCATCTGCTTGACACATAACCTTAATACCTCCGTTATACCAACAAACAAGTCCTATCTGGTCATTATTCTGAATAAGAATACAAGGAGCCCCAGCAGAGTAATATTTTTCCTCTAATTCTTCCCAAGTCATTTTCTATTCTCCCTTCAATCCACGTTTTCTTGCCAGTTCTTTTAGTGCTTTTACCTGTTCTTCTGGTCTTCTGTTTCGTTTACAGAAATCGAGAATATTTGACAGGTAACCATCATCAATATCTTCTTCTCTGTAATAGTTGCCATACCGATCACTCCAGAGGTATCCGTTCATTTTCAGCTTTTCCCAGAGTTCTTCGTAGGGATCGTCAAGACAGGATTCATCACCACAATCTATCCCCATGTCTTCTGCCCAAGTCATCTTAATCCTCCAACGCTAACATAATTTTATACATTTGGTCAGGTGTTCTTCCGCTACAATCAAAGTTATCGAGAAATATATCGCCTTCTTTATAAAACTGATAGTTATGATAACGGCTATCATCACAGAGATATTCACATTCGCCATCTTCTTCACTAATCTCGTAAAAATACTCATATCCAAGCTTTTCTGCTTTCTCTACTAATTCATCCCAAGTCATTTTCTATCTCCTATCGTTCCACCACATTACTAAGTAAAAAAGCTCAAGTGCAAGCTCAAAGCAAGACATACAAGCAAACGGCTCTTTATAGCACTCTACTTGCCAAGCGTATAATGCCCACCAATAAATAAGTACAGTTATCATTCTTTTTCTCCAATCAATTTCTGTAAAAGTTCATCCATTTCGTCTGGGGATCTGTTCTCAATAAGTATCTTCACCTTGTGGTCCGTTTTGTAGCCCAGCTCAAGAACGTCTACATTAACGATCATACCATGGAATCGTTTGCTGTATTTATGTATCAAATCAGCCCACGTTAATCTTTTCTTTGTTAGAGCTGTTATGATCGTATCCATTTCATCTGGTGTACGATCGTCTGCAAGTACAATCACCGAATCATAATCAGGACCTTGTTTAATTACCTCGACATTACCCCAGCTAGTAAATTGTAGGTATCTGTCGTCGTCTATCCTAACTTTGATCCCGTCGTCTGTCTCCGGTGCGTTATATTTTTCTAGTAAGTCATCCCAAATCATAGTCATTTTTTCCTTTCTGTTTCTGTCTGTCACCAATCCAAACTAAAGCTGCCTCTGTTCTGTAAGTTAGCTGGCATCGGTGAAGAGTGTCATTATATCTGTTTTGAAAGCGTCACTGAAATCAAGCAACGTTTTCAGGGACACATCATAAGGAGCCCCATTCCGCATACGATGTCTTTTAACCCGTACACAATTACTGGCACCCTTTCTGAATTTTGTCCCGAGTATTTTTTCTACATCAACACGAAGAGGAACATAAGTCTGGTCTCCTTTTCCGGTGATGATGTAGCCGATTGATACGTCCAGAACCCTTGCCAGATTGAATAGAGTGCTGATGTGAATCCCAGCACGAACTGGTATCTGGTTGTAATAAGCTGGTGAAAAGCCTAACATCTTACCCACACTGGCATAAGATATTCCCTTTTCCTCTCTTATCTTGTCGAGTCTGTCTACAATCGCCAAGCAAGCATAATAATTATCATCTTCCTTTAACATAATATCTCTCCTTTGTCGCATAAGTGGTTAGAGTGTGTTACCAGTCAGCACTCAATATGATCTCTCCCCTTCTTCCGGTAGAGGGCACTGTCTTTTTGGCTAGGTGTTCTTCTACGATTTGGTCCATAGTTCTGAATGTTTTTACCTTATTGTATTTGTTTTCTCTAAGGTAAGTATTCAGGATCGTTTCGTAGGGAATCTCATTAGCATTGCAGAAATCTCGCAGCTTGACTCCATTATAAAAGTACCGTAAGTGCTGTCTTGGTTTCTTTTCTCCTGTCCGATAGAGCTCAAATTCTTCCTTTAAACTGCGTCGGTATCCGTTCCGTTTCCAGTCAGAGAGCACAACTTCATAACTGACACCGATTTCTTTACATAGACTGCGAAGTGTCCGACCACCAATAAAATGCTTGGTATGTCTGGTATTTTTCTTCCAGTCCTCAATAGCCTCTTCCGGTTTCATTCCATCAACAGAAACCCGAAGCCAAATCTGTGTGTAAGGTAGATTGTGTTCCCGTAAATATTTTGCTAATGATTGTCCATTTTTCATCCTATACATAATTGTCTCCCTCTAGTGTATGCCTTTGTTGTCGGCCTTTGTTGTGTGTGTTTGGCGGCAGTTCCGGTGATGGTCCAGTGTGTGTTAGTACCCCACTTTATTGCTACTGTCTTGTTTGTCCTTAATAATATTCCACAAGCGATGTTCCACTTTGCAGTCATAGAACAATCTGTAGACTCTTAACGGATACTGTCTTGTTCCACGATCCGCACGTCCGATCGCTTGACGCCAGTTGCTGTCCTTGTAATCTATACTAACAAAGATTACAGTGTCAACGTGTTCCCAGTTAAAACCCACAGCCATTGTTTCTGGTGATCCGATAACGATGTCCAGTTTACCTGTCCGAAAATCGTTGTCAATTTCTGCCCGTTTTTTACCCGATACAGAGCCGTTAATAAGAGCTGTTCTAAATCCATACTCTTCCGAACAAATCTTAGCCAGACGCTCTTGTTCTGCCACGAAACAGGAGAAGATCAATAGAGGCTTTCCGTTGTTCTTGGCGTCCTCTAAATGAACCCGTAACATCTCATCCTTTCCGAGTGTGAATTTCTGGTTAAGCCCTACGGATTCCGGTGCCTCAATGATCTGACGGCAACGCAACTGATGAACGCCACCTGACCCAGAATCTGTCAGGAATTTATCTTCCAATTCAAGTAAAGCATTCTGTTCAAATTCATTATACAGATTACGATGAGCTTTATCCATTTCGCATTTCTCTGGGATTATAACAGGTTTCGGACTGTTCTTATAAGCCTCAGAGAATGACATCTTTACAGCGATTCGTGAGAGTATGTTCCGAATCTTTGCGTGGTTGACCCATTTGATTACCGTACCGAAATCATCCACTACACCATGCTGATGAATAAATGCCTGATAGCTTGGGTAATATCTCGGCTCAATGACACGAATCGCAGGATAAGCTGACGATAACCGGCCATCAATAAGTGTACCAGTCATACCCAGAAAATATGTGGCTTTTCTCATTGCAGAGTAGAATGATTGGGTTCTCTTACTGGAATCGGTCTTAAATCCCATGTGAAATTCATCAACTACCACCGCATTAAAGCTGTCCGGTAGCTGCTTCCATTCCTTAGCAAAACAGTCAAATCCCATAAGAAATACACGAACGGATTGGGTAGAGTAAATGGCTTCTCTCTGTTTCGGAGTACCATTCACAACAGCAACTTGATCAGCAGAAAGGGAAGTGAATCTCAGGAGCTCATCACGATTCTTGGCCAGTAGTGATTTAGGCATAACGAACGCAACGGTTGAGTTCGTAACCTGTACCAAATACTGAATATATAAGCAAGCAGTAGGGGTTTTACCTGTTCCTGGATCGCTTAAATTGAGTGACCGTTTCTGTGCAATGTGAAATGCTAACTGTGCACTCTGATACGGTCTGAGTGTGAAATTACTGTCCATAGTCTGTTGTCCTTGTCTGTGTGTTGTCTGTGTCTGTGTGTGGGTTGGTTACGGTAAGAAGTCCAGCAGATCGTGAATGCTCTGTATGTTGTACGCTTTCATCATTTTCAGCATATCCAAAAGAGTAATATCACAAATGCCGTCTTCTATTTGGTTCAGTCTCTGTGTGGAAATATCTGGCTTGACTTTACCACCAAAAGACAGAACCCGAATCCGTCTCAATTTCTCGCCCAATTCTTTATGTATCGGGCTAATTGGTCCTCGTTGCCATCTCGTCCGCTTTTCATCTTCTCTGGTCAATCCTAAACGAGTAATTATGTTAGAGATTGTTCCAGAAGCATATCCCAAAGCAGTAGCGATTTCTGAGGCAGTCCGACCTTGCTCATAGAGTTCCTTTACCTTGATGTCTCTTGCTAGTAAATTAGTCATGGGTCACCTCTTCCGGTTCCGATTGTTCCTGTGGTTGTGCCAGCTGTTTACATTTGGATTCGTCTAAGTAAATTGCCAGTAGAGCTTCAAGGTGTTCTATGTAGTCCTTGGTATCCTCAATGACAGCTTTACCAGACTCCGTAATCTTATCTGGATTTATCTTCGTAACCATTTTCAGGTACTTGTAGAAATTTGGGATCTCTGTAATAAGCATCCGACAAAATTCATCGGTGTAAGTGCCAAACTGAATATCCTCGCCAGATACTTTTAGCATTCTTGGTAGGTTGATATTCTCCACCAAATCAAGCCTAAATATAACTTGCTTTACGTCGTCATTAGTCATTGTCCGCTCCTTTCTCTGTCACTGCGTTCTTGACTGTTTCTGTCGCATGCTTTACTTCTTTTATCCGCCAGTCAAATTCAGGCTGGTGTTTTTCCTCAAAGTAAAGCCGTTTCAGAACTACGTCTTCTTTACCGATCCTTACTGTTTCTGGTAATATTTCCTTAATCGTAATGAACCTAGATTCTTTACCGATTCTAACCATATCACCAATTTCTACCTCAAATCTCTCTGCCATTGTGCTCTCCTTCGCTATCTCTATGCCATTGTTATTTATATACTACATCAAAACTCGGCTTGGTTTCGATCATCTCTTCTTCCAATGCCAATGCTGGAATGTTCTTACCGATTGTGTGATTGTACTCATATTTAATCGGGCGTTCATTCTCAGGCATGCTCCAGATATAGTCCCATCCAGCAGAGGTCAATTTATATCTGATTGACCGCTTAATGCTAACACAATACCGACCGACCTTAAAGCTCTTACTGGTTTTATCCTCATCAATCAAGTCTCCGTAAGTTTCCAGTAATGCTTTCTCCATTTCTACTCGGATTTCTTTAGCATTATTCTCCGCCAATTTCTGATCCATATAGGCTTGCAGAAATTCTTGTTCGTCATATTCTTTGTTCATAAATTTAATCATAGTCGTTTCCTTTCGTTGTTGTAGTAAGTAAATAAATGTCGTTCGTTCTGTCCCGCCCTATCGTCTCGGCTTATCGTCTTGGGTGCATTAGAACGAAGTCACTCGGCACTGGTATTAAGCTAGAACCACTTATAATTACCGGTCGGATTAGGCTCGTTCTTGCTAAATCAAAGAATCGGTTATAATCTTTCATTGTAGTAAGACCCCAAATCATAAGCGGAACTGCGTTCGTTAAGCTCAGTAACTTTCGTAAAACTGTCGTCGGTTGCGGATAGGAAGCATTTACAAAAGTTAGACTGGGATTTATCTTCAAACTAGCCGGGATTAACTCTGCTAGCTTTTGGTAACCTAGTGTGTCATCTGGTAGGAATGCTCTAGGTGCCCAGTTTACATAGTTGCTCTGGTTTAGCCCCTGATGCGGACAAGGAAGATCTGGCAAAGAGAACGGGCAGAGAGGATCCAGAACCGTTCCAGATTCAAGGTAAAATTCAATACCCTCATAATTTCGCACTCCCCAAAACTTTGCATCCACATCAGAAGCCAAATCCATAAGCATTACCAATCTCCAAGTATAATATCAAGAGCGTGGTTGTATTCGTCTAGGTCCTTTGGGCAATCTTCTTTGTGGAATGTAATCTTGTCACACTTCCCATTCGGTTGCTCCATCAGATAGCCAGTCGTTCTGCAAATGTACATGTCAATCATTTCCTCGCCATCTTCGTTGAGGTAATAGTGACGTGTATCTGGTTTCGGTTCGCTTTTTGCTCCCGATTTTGATACCATTTTCGGAGGCATTTTAGCCAGCTGTTTCTTTGCAGCACTAAAGTTAATTATTTCACAAGTCATTTCCAAGTCCTTTCATTTCTGTTAATTAAGTTTCGGTGTGGCCGTTGTGTGTACCATTTCCGTAAATTGATCACTGGCAACGGATTCATTATCGTGGTCAACATCCTTTAACGCTTTCTGAATCGATTCCAGTTTCTCTTTGCATTCCTGTTCTGAGTTAAAGATGATTTTCTCTTCCTTAACCAGATCCTTTTTACGCATCAAGATTTTATACAATTTAGCTTCAATCGTATATTTGTAGGTTGCTGATAGTTTCTGGTCTCCTTTTACCTCCAGACCATCCAATTCGGTCAGTCGGTAAATCACTTTGTCCTCGCCGTTCACAGTCAACACAGGAAGCAAACTAACTTCCAAATGTGGAGTGTAAACTGGCTTCAAATCTGTCTCGGTATTATTGAACACTACTGTCAACATTTCCGGTGACTCAGGTGTAAGCGGTTCGCCCTTCAACGTGTAAGAGTAAATTTTCCCGTTCACACTGATCTGGAATATTCCCTGAGCAGACCAACTGGATTCGATGTTATGAAAACCATCGCTAAATTCAACTTCGTCTCCATCACGAACCAGAGCCAAATTTATGTCTGGTTTCGTGTAGATAACTTTCAAATTTTCTTCTTTAATCATTTGGTAACTTTCCTTTCGCTTATGGATTATACACACACTTTTTTCAGAATGCAATCACTTTTTTCGGTTATGCACTCACTTTTTGCCTATTTTTTGGGGTTCTGGTATTGGGAATCATATATGGATTTTCATACGATTCCCAACCCACTTCGCCCTCGCTTTCGCCCTCGCTCTCGCTCTCGCTCTCGCTCTCGCTCTCGCTCTCGCTCACTGCTGGAACTCAAATCCTTTCGTAATTAGCTTTATAAATTGGTACTGTTCTCCTGGAGTTGCTTTATCGCTTACTTCCAATACAACAGACAGGTAATTGTGGTCGTCCAGTTTTGATCCAGAGTAACGGATAATACCTTCTCTTGTGATGTACCAGTTTCTGTCAATTACGATCAAATCCTCGCTTGCTGTCCATTGAGGATACGTTTTTCTTACAATTTCAACCAAGTCATCAAAGGTCATCTCGGTTTCAGTTTTATTTGCGTTTACATTTTTAGTTTTGGTCATAGCTTTTCTCCTTTATAAATTGCTTCACAGTTGTTTCGTATAAAATCAATGGAATCCTCAAGGTCCATGTGATAGTTCTTGCGTTTTCCAGCGGCTTCCTCTTCAAAATCTGCTCTCATTTCGTTGGCATATTCTACAAGTTCGTCCTCTGTAAACATTCTCATTTCCCAGTCAATTACAAAGTACATCGCTGGTTCCTGATTGGGTTGCTTTTGCGTAATCATATTCAAGTACCTCCAAATAGTCTGTTAGTTGTTCTCTGTTCAAAACTTCACCGTCTTTGATCCGTTCTAATAACCGGATTGCTTCCCGTAATCTCTGCCGATCTATGACTAATTGCCAAGACTGATTAAAGATTACCTTTTCAAGACGGTTAATCCTTTCTGCTTTACTGATTGCCATAATTTACTCCTTTCATGTGTTATATAAGTGGCTTGGCTGATTCTTGCCAGTCACTTTCGTTTATGACATATTCTTCTGTTGCTTGGGACTTGGGAACGTATGCCATTTCCATTTCAGAACTAACATCCAATCCCATTTCTCTTCGCTTTTTGATTTCCTTTCTAAATTCCAGTTGAGCTCTACCAGTCTTTAGGAACTCTAGTGGTAGCGGTGGGATTTTGTTCCTTGTCATTACTTTATTGGCCGCACAAAACATGTCAATAATTCTGGCAGGTAACGGATTGTCCTCATTAAATGCTTCCAGATAGTTCCAGAATCCCATAAGCTGAAACGTTGTGAGATCGAACTCCTTTAACAATTCCTCTACCTCATCCTTTAGCACTCTCAGTCTTAATTGGACTGCTAATTTTGGTTTGAATTGATAGTGGAGCGGATTCACACAATTATCATGCCCGCAGATACAATGCATTTCCTCTAACTGGTCGCCCATAAAAGCACTCGAAAACAATTTCCATAAAGCATACCGAACATGTGCCGGAATCGCTTTGTCTCTTTTGTTAATCCAGTGCGGACAGTCAGTATCGTACCCGTTTGCTTTTGCTATCTTAATAAACTCTTCTATTGTCATTTACACTCCTTTCTTTTGGTTTGGGATTGACTGGGGATTGACTAGGGATCTCTTCCGGTTCTAGTGTGGGGTGAGCGTACCACATCAGGTACGCCCATCCACTCGCCGCTCTAACATCTTCTGACTAATATTGCAGATTTGTCATCGTTTACTGCTTCTACATAGTCAATACCATCCAGATTTTCTTCACAGGATACATCCCTGTCCCCGTTGTTGTAGAGTTCCAGAAGACGGTCAAAGAGTTCGTCCCCTTTGTAAATAACGCTACACCAGTTTACCCAGTCGTTATCTACAATTATCATCGGGTCAAATTCTCTGTCACCATCAAAGACCCCGTCCTCTGCATAATCTGTGTACATTTTCCGGTAGAGTTCTTGCTCGATTTCGTCTGCTTCCCAATAGCTTGTCAGACGTTCCATCAATAAATCTACCAAATAATCTGTGCTAATATTTACTCTTGCCATTGTAGTAATCCTTTCATAATTAAGTTGTTTCCATTTGTTTCAGTCGTTTCCGTTTATCATTTCATCCGGCTCGTAATAGTAACCAGCCTTGAGAATCTTGTCTGCTTTGCTAGCCAAATCGTTTATAAATTCAGCCAGTTCAGTCAAAGTAATCAAGTGTGTACGGTACTGATACATTCTTTCGTTAGCTTCTTTATAAACCTCGTCAAAAGCTTTCGTGTCATATAAGTATTTTCCCATTGTAGTAATCCTTTCAATCGTTTGTTGTGTTATGTCCGTTCCATTCTTCTTCTGGAATATTCGCCCATTCCCAAAGAACAACATCATCGGAGTGTTTCTTAATGTAATCTTGGTGCTCCTGCAGATAAAAGATTTCACCATAGCTTACACATTCTTCATCAATAGCCTCTCGAATCGATGCCAAAGCTTCTTCAATCTCTTCATCGGTTTCGGTTGCCAATTCGGTTGCCAATTTCTCGTCCAATTCCTGTTCGGTTTCGGCTGTGTTTGTGTATGTATTTGTCATATCCAAGTCCTTTCAAAATCTAGTTGCGTTTATGGAGAGCGTACCACATCAGGTACGTTCTTAATCAAAATCAATTACAAGTGGGCAGTGACTTTCCATATAGTGACTGCCAATCTCTATAAATTCGTCACTTGGGAAGCATTCTCTGTCTACTGTTTCCCTTGCAAAATGACTACAGTATGCAAAATAATTGGTGAATCCTCTCGGCATTCTCAATCGATTCCAGCTCCGAGTCAGTTCCCGATATATAACCGAAAACTGCTTCTGTGCCAGTTCTCTCTCTAGCCAACGTTGTTCCTCCGCAAATTTATCGGTTCTGGCCTCTACTATACAACATTTCATATAGCGTTTCCGTAGGTATTCAAAACTGTGCTTATCTACAGTTCCGTTCCCGTTCCGGTTTCCATTCCGATTCCAGTTCTTTAATTTATCTGATAACATTTCCAAGTCCTTTCGTTGTAATTTCTGTTAAGTTTCGCATTTATTCCTTGCAAAAAGTGCTCGCCCCCTTGCCGATTAGCAGTGGAAATCAAATGCCTGTTTCACTTCATAAAACCCATCTGATATATAACCATCTGCGATTTCTGTCATAAGTTGTCCATAAGAATAAAGCTGACCCTCATACAGGAAATAAATACCATCGTATCCGTCCAGTTTCTCTCTGATTCGCTTAAATAATCTTGTGTAATCATTATAAGCTTCGTCTAAAACTTTAAGCTCCTGAATCGTTTCCATACAGAATAATTTTGCATTATCCACAGAGAAATTGATTAGAGCTTCCTCCGTGCTAGCTTCTTTAAAAGTGCTGACTATTTCATCTACAGTGAAATCTCTCTCAGCTACATAATCCCAGTCACTTGG